CCTTAAGGGAGAAGAAAAGAATAAAAGAAAGTCAAGGTGAATGTACTGAAATCTATAAAATTTTGGGATTCTAAACCCGGGTGTCAAGGATAGACACCTATTTAACAACAATCCAGCCTAAGTAGTAGGCTAATGCAGTGCCAGCGATTATGACAGTGCGGGAACTTGGATGAGAAACACGAAAATATGCGTGAAGCGCAAGGGATTGAAACAAGTACTGATATACAGTAGATTCAGGCACCACAATCACCCAAAAGAATGATGCAATAGCTAGCAGAACTTGCAAGTGTTTCGGAGAAGCCAAAACAGTTGGAAGAGCGATGAGCAGTCCGACAAACTTTGTTTTGTTGGCGACAATCCAAATTGCCAGAGGATTTTCGGGATTAGCCGTAGTCCATTTGCCGATCACTCCAGTTGCCTCGAAAATTGTCGATTGAGTGACAACGACAGCCAAAACCGCGAGTGCAGTAAGCAATACGGTTGGATTCGAAAGCGATCGAGTCAGAGCGCCAGAGATGTCTGAAATAGCACCATTAAGATCAAAAACAGAGTTCTTGACTTTCTTGGCGACGTTTTTGGCGCGGGACTTGACAGAATTCGCACGCTTGGCGATTGAGGCAACGATGCGACGTTCATTGCGCATTGCAGCAACCTTAAGAGTGGGAGATTGTTTCTTTGAAGGCATTTTTAATAATAAAAATTTTTGATATTTGAAATTGAACTTTTTAGATTAAAATTTTTATAAAAAGAACTCCAGTCGTCAATCATCATGGAATTCATGAATACATCCTGATCAGGAAGAAAGACGATGTTAGTGTGATTGACGACGCGGTAAGAATTTTTCAATCCGAGATGTTTGTAGATGGAGAGTAACTCGGATCCGTCGATGAACACGGTCATGAAGATCGCGTTGAAGTATTTAACGTCATCTTTTGTGACGATTCCGCAGTGGTCTGGAGTGCCTTTAACTAGCTTGTTGATGACAAAAGGATCGGTAGTACATTTACCTATAGAAATGAAAATCAAATGGTTAAGCCTTAAATGAGAATAGGCAAACTCGTCTAGACGAGACGAATTTGCGAAGAGAAAGAGAGTAGAAAGAAGACAGATGATATACATTGTTAGTAATTGAGAGTAAAATAATAGATTTAATTAACCGAAGAAAAACCGAAAGTCGATACAAAAAACTTCAGTCAACTAATAGTCTTAAAAATAAAAAGGTTAGAGAGGTTACAAGTGAATTGGATGTGCACATAAAAAACTTTAGAAAAGCAAAAACGAAGACTGTGTCTAGTATGTTTACAATACCACTGTCCGAAATAAAGTCTGTAACAAATGAAAAAACAGACGAAAAAATGGAACCTAATATTGTGGACAGTACGTGGAAAAAGGACCGGACGATTGATGCTCCTAAAGACAAATGCGAAACGTGAACTACATGTTCGACCACGTCGTATTGCAATGGTATCGGAGTTGGACATTTTGAGAAATTTGAACATGTTAGTGCATGGGAGAAGTTCAAAGGAGTCAAGATTCTAGAAGTGGTGGCCGGAGCATCTAAAAAGAACTTCAAGCTGTCATAGACATGAAATTCGTATGGCAAGTTATAGTAAACATCGTCGAGTGGAATCAACGGGGCTTTCTTACATTGGACTGATGGTATTGAAAATCTGAACAGGTCGCCCACGTCACCAGGAGAGAAGCTCAAGGCGAGTGGAGGACGTGATCCGAAGAAAGAAAGGTCATGACAGTATTTGGTTGTGATAATACACAAGCGCGCAGAATTGCAATAAAGCAGAATGTCAGGGTCCAATGTGACACGAACAATTGAGTCGAAGACTGCAGGGGCATTTGTTAATTTGCTCGTTAAGCGAACAGAGAAACGAAACATTGAGGGTATTATTGGTTCAAATCTGTCAAAAGTGAAGTGATAGTCCTGACGCGTGGAGATGCATATAGCAGCTTTCTTGAAAAGACCGGTAGACACGGGCACGGGGAATGATGACCCACAGTGAGAATGGGGGCAAGATGGAGTTTCGAAGTAGGACGTTGAGACGAAGAAACATGACGGGTCGGGAACCATTGAGATTCCCGAATAGCTGGACTTGGCATCAGTATAATTAGACAGGGAAAGTCTAAATTCATTAATGAGGATCTGACCGTTCTGAGAAGTAGACAGATCGCCGATTGAATGCGAAGAGACGGACACAAAGAGGATAAAGAAAAACATGTTATTTAGAAACAAAATTTTAGATTAAAATGATTAAAAATCGAAATGATTTGAAAACTTGTTGTTGGAGACAGGACCGTCCGGCAACTCAAAAAGTGAGTGGAAGTTCTCTTCCGTAGTCATGCTGGGGATTGATCTCAGGAAATTTTGGTAATCATGCTGAATGCCATATCTTTCTTTCAAAGCGTTAGCGACGGCGATGCAAATGAGAGTATTCTTGAAATTTTTTGTGTTGTCCACAGTTGAGATTCTATATTCTTCGAGATGGGCAGGATTTATGATGTTGGATCTACCGATCTTGGTCAGCAATTTGACGGGATCAGGAGTGAAAGTCCAATAGCCGTTTACCGGTAGCAAGAATTTTGAACAGAAATATGAATGTTCGAAAGAAAAGAATTTTATCTCCAGGTTGAATTTTAATCCGAAATGTTGTGAATCTTTGTATTTTTCCATATCGTAACCATACAGAAGTGAATCGTCGCCCGAGAAGACAGCAAGAGACAACTCGTCTACAGGGACGAGATCAGAAATCACAGCCATCAGGAACAAAGTGTTCCCGATAAAGGTACTTGCATCACCACTCTTACGCTGGTAAGGAATCAGCGCCGAAAGTTTGGTAGTTCTGTCGTAGATCTGCGTGAGTACGTGAGCATGGTACCACAATCTAATGAAGTACTCATCAACCTTGAAAAACCGCATCATTTTGCATTCAAATTCGAGTGCGAGTTCCTGTTGGGATTTATCGTATTTACTTATGTCAATTTCAAGTTTTTCAATGAACCGAGGCAAATTACTGAATGGGACGTCGGAATTCAATTCTTCCTCAAATTCACTTGGTGACATGTCTGTAAAAATTTTTACGTGTTTTTTCAAAGATCGGAGGACGCGTGATTTTATTTCTCTGAATATGGCGCAAAAAATCGCGTTTATCGGTTTCTCGTGATAGACAATTGTCTGCAGAGCTGTGTATGAATCGACTGCATCGACTGTTAAATTTGGTTTCGGCTGTCTCTTAATTGAGAAGTTGTATGAGTTGACAGCTGAATTGTGAATTGCGAAGTCAGGGACAATAAGAGGAAGTGTGGACGTTTCTTGGTTAATTAACCAGTCAGTGACATCATTCGCGCTAACAGAAATTCGTTCACGGTTAAATGTCGCTAGCGAATCAAGACAAAAACATTTACTGACAAGGTTTGTGAGCATTTGCGTTGAAGTTTCAGAATAGTCGACGATTGAGTCATAGCGTGGGACGTTGCGATTTCTCTTGAACAAAGCCAACATGATTTCGCGGAGGTGATAATTTCTTTCAATAGGCATGGTGGTTTTCAAAAGTGGAATCATCGTGTCGTAGATTTTATCGGCGAACGGGGCGGTCGTGTGGCAATAAGTTATGTCACCCAGTTCCAATTCCAAGTCGTTATTGATGATTAACCATTCGTCCAAAGTCTGGTCGGTATAGCAGGAAGACGAGAAAAAGTTGTTGATGAATCGTTGTGCTTCATGGATGTCAAATTCGAAGGGAGTATCAAGAGTGCACAATTCCAAGTCGAAGGCGCGAATTCTTTCAGTCATAGGCTTCATGTTCTCAATTTCCGATAAACCATTGACATTAAGCAACTCAAAGACTTCAGTCGGAGTGTCGAGTTTCTTTGAAGTGCAGAAAAAGAAACGGCAAAAGGGAAAGTTCTTATACAGGACACTAGACAAAATAGAATGGTCGATGTCATTAAGAATGTCTGACTGGACATAGATGTCTTCCCTCGTGATGGTATGAGACAGTCTGAGGCGCGAGAGACTCATTTTGACATTCTCCAAAGTAAATTTTGTGCCTTCATTTTCCTTTCCGACGGCTATTATTAGCGGCTGGTTTCTGAATTCGGATATGATCAGCTTTTCGTTCATACGAAAGGGCTTGTTAACGAGCGATCGACCGATTCGAGGGACAAAAAAAAGTTTTGGGGCGTCGACTGACCATATATTTTTTGATGTAGTGCGGAGGGCCGAAAAGGCAGCGGGATCAGGGTAAACAAGGAATTCGTTGATTTTTAGAAGAGACCCGACGTTCTTATTGACGTACCTCGCCTTTATTTTTTCGACAGGCAAGGGGATCATGGTGGCCGTGTTGACAGCAATGAGATTTGAGAGTGCGTCATTTGTGACTCTTGTATAATAATTGAGAGATTTCCGGTGGCGAGTCAAGGCAACCAAAGCGTAGTTCACTCGAGTATAGATTTCAGAATTTGGGAAATGATCGAGTCGAACTACGACGACGTGGTCTGATTCTTTTCCTTGATACTCGTGAACAGTAGAGACATCAATGTTCTTGTAATTTAATTTGACGTGCTCTTTTTCCCATTGGGTGAAAGTGAGATATTTAGCGCCAGGATGAATTTTGAAATTGTTGCTCGAAATTTTTGAGAATGTGCAAGTGTTTGAAAAATTTTTGACGCAAGAGGACATACCTTCATTGAAACCGTATTTTGAATTGTTCGCCTTATACAGGTCATCCAGTCTCGCGGCGACGTCAGGCGGACATCTATAAGAGATTGAAAGCAATTCAGAAACATTGATGAGTTCCTGGAGTACATGGTATTTGGTCTTGTATCCAGGCGTGCGATTGACATACGGAATCTGCATGACATCGCCGAGCATCCTGACGGTTGTGGCACCAGACAAAGCAATACAAAAGAACAATTCGCCGGGATGAGACATAAGCGCTTCGTCGATGTACAAAATCGGACATTTCTTGTTCTTTTTAACATTGATTAAGAAACTTTTTGTCGTGCGGATATAATTCTGGATGTCTTTTGGATTGACTTTATGTTTTCGTACAATTCGGTCAATGAAATCCAACTTTCCTTCGCGTGTAGCCAAAATGACATTGGTTGCTTTCGGTTGATCGGGTAATGAGAAGTTTTGAACAATGTGCGTAGTCTTTCCGGCACCAGGAGCAGCTTGAACAATTGAAACGTCAGAAGGCATTTCGAAGTCCTCAATACTGACGCGAGTCAATGATTGAAGTATTTCCTGCTCAGTGGCTATGACAGTGTATTCAGAGACAAGTGCAAGAGTCGCGACCTTGCGTAAAGATTCGAAGGAGTGAAAAGTTCCGTCATAGAAGCACTTGTTGTACACTCTTGTAGTTTTATTAGGGATTCCAGATGCGTTTTTTGGTTTGTGAACAAAGTCAATGCGTCCCTGCCCGTCAGATTTCACTAGACCGTACTCGCCACGTTCATTGTCGAGGTAACTTCGCAAAGGCGCGATATTGTTCATGTTATCCATGACGCGTCTGTGGTTACTTAATTCAGCTTGCAAAGTAGCGTTTGTAAGCTCGACAAATTCAATCATAGCCATATGAAACTTGTTGGTGGTAGCCGAAGATGAAGGTGGATCTGCCGAAGGAATTTCGACGGGAGACGGTGACGGAGCGGACGGGCACACAGGAGTATGTGTTTGGAACGAGTAATCGCCCCGGGGCGTACAATTTAGAGAGGAGCCGAATACAGGGTAAGGTTCGTAGATTTGAGGGTCTGTTTGTCCAAGCAAGGTGACTGAAGGGTTTTTCATAATCTTCATGGTGTGTTCGTAAGTGGGCGGGTCGTCTGGTGGAGATGCGATGCTGCAGGGAATAGATCTAATGGCACGTAGCCGATTGTACATAATACTGCAGTCCAGACTATCCAAGTGATCGTCAATGCTATTGTAGACACTAACAGGAATTTGTGGCATGTCTCGAATTAGAAGGATATCGTCGAGGACGTCAACGTCCTCGACAGTGGATTCTTTTGCGGTAGTAAAGGATATCAAATCGTCTTCGACGACATTTGCGACAGTGGGAGAGGAGGTTTCAGGAATAATTAAAGGACTTTGATCATTAAAAATTTCAATGTGCGTAGAACGAATCGCGAGCATTTGAAGCTCTGTAGGCGCCGTGGCGAGAACTTCGTCACCTGTGAAAAACTTTGTGACTTGTGACACTAATTTGGAAAAGACCCCGACGGGCTGTTCTAAACCACATAAGGCGTACTTGTAGTTAGACAACACTTCGTCAGTGACGGCGACGACCAACGGAGGATTTCGACCGCCCAGAGAATTGTAGCACTTTTTCATCGAACTCAGACCGATCAAAGCTCTTTCATTCATTTGCTGTGTTACGCTGAAGCAAAGCTGTTGTGTTTCAGCGCAGACGAATCTGGAATCCAGAATTCGTGAACGTTCGAGCAATTGTTCTCGGGAGAAACCTGTGCACACAATGTGGAATTCTGTAGAAGCGGGACGCGTCATATGTAATTTTGTGAAAAGGACATTTTTGAATACTGAACGAAGGAGATTGACGCATCGAACAGAGACGTCGTCGCGTAAGTCGAACACTTTGAAGTAAGCACAACCGCCAGAACGCAAGACAAGGATGCAGAGCTTGATTTGGGATTGAAGTAGTTTTGAACACAGCGCACTATCGCCACTTGCGTAGTCGAGATTAGGCGCAGCGTCACCCCCGAAAAAATCGACACCAGCTTCATGCTCACCGGTGATGTATTTAGAAACAGCGACTCTGACTTCTTCACTTGTTACATCGCCTGAATCATCATCGCCGGTTAATTCGATAAAAGAATTGCATTCTTTGACCAGTGGAGAAAAAGGGATCTTTTTGTCTTCATCTTGCGATTGCAAAGTGACGCCGTAAGTAAAACACTGAAATTTGTCAATGAGGAACTGGACTTCACCACCCGGTCCACCAATGCTTAAGGCTGTTTTTGGAGAGAATTTTAAGAACCTGTTGAAGATTTCTGCAGTTTTCAAACCTGAACGACTGACGTAATTACCGTTGCCGATCTTAGAGAATGGATAATAATTTATTTTTGCAGTTGCAATACTCAATTTGTGCGACTCGATTGATTTACTGGGAGGTTTCTTGAAAAATTTATCAAACGGTTCTTGAATTGAAGTCGGGAGTTCATTACGAAGCGATTCGGAAGCAATGAAGCATGGGAGAAGTTCACCAGCAGGAACAAGTGCTTGACAATGAGCATCTTTGTGCTCGAAATGATACAAGTCACCAGTTCCAAACTGTCTGCATGTGTCACCTTCATGGACGCAAACGGTGATACCGAATTCGAGGGCAATTAAAAGAAAAGTATTCATGTCGCAGTAACCGCCAATTGATCCGTCGACAATGCAGAGTGCATCGCGAACTCTCTGAGATTCTTTCAATCTATCAATAAATGTGCTATTGACCAGCCTTTCACGAGTTTGCTGTGGATTTTGATTTGAAATTTTCAAGTCGATAAGCGACTGAAAGACGCAGTCTCCGTTAGAAGTGTTGGGAATGATTTTCAAATTTTGACAACACGCAACGACGTTGTAATTGTCTACTGACAAAATTTCAGCTGGAAGTGATTCGACAGGAAGAGAATTCAGAACTGCGTCTCTGATGACTGCTGGATCAATAAGGTTGTTGTCATTAGTAAACAGACGGTCGAATTTGTCATCTTTGTTGTTCATGATTGCCGCAGTTTCCTCTTCGATCGTCAAGAATTGAACGCATTTTTTGTCAACATATGTGGCGAATTCGCGAGTCGTCTTAAGACAATCAAAAAGCCTGCGGTAGTGATTGGTCTGAGAGCAAGGTTCGTCTGTTTCAGTCTTTCGAAGAGCACTGAAAAGTTCAGCATGTTGTGGAGTCGGATTGAAGTGTCGAGATAACTTTCTCAACTGATTAGATATAAATCTGTAAATGAAATTTGAATTGGAAGTTCTTCTGACGTCATTTTCTTGCTTAATTAAAGCGCTTAAAGCTTGGCTACATTCGAAGCTTCTGATGTAAACCAATAAAAAGATTGCGTGACAAAGATGCATCAAATCCTCTGGGGAAATTGGGTCAGGCACCTTGACACTTTGTCCGGAAATTATTTCGCGTGTATTAAACGCTTGTCCTGCTTTAATAATATTCTTAACAGTAAATTTTTGATCGCTTAATCCTACGGTGTAGCTATATAAAAGGTTGTAAAGTTTGAGGGGTGTAATTAGTCGAATTGGTGATAACTTAGTAGCTAATGTGTTAAAAAATACTCCAGTATTGAGAGTAGACCACTCCCAGTAATAAACAATGATCTTATCTTTAAGAGATTCGTCAGTGAAGACACGAAATTCACTTGCGCGAGGAATGTAAGCTTCGCGACATGCGGTTATGGTGAAGTAGACGCAATCATCGTCGCATTGCTCTTCATATTCAACGATGTACGTGGATGTCTCAGAGGTGACATGCTGTAGCTTGAACATAGACAACAAACTCAAGTAGTTGACATAGTCATGTCCATAACCTCTTTGATTGTCATTTTCGAAGTAAAATCTGATTTTGATTACCTCGCCTCCTGGATTCCTGAACTTCCTGAAGAAGAGACCGTTCGGAAATCGTCCTTCCTCCAAGTAAAGAACCATCGGATGAAAGTGCAGAACACCTTTACCGATGAATGCATTTGCGGCAGCCATGGATGCTACGGCGTGTTCAGGCTTCATGTCGTAAATGGAGTGATTGTATATCATTATAGGAGCTTTGATATGACAAGATTGAGAAACGCGCTTACAATGAACGCGAGAATCACCCCGGACATGGAGATCGTATGAAGCTTTCGATTGGGGATCTGGCTCAAACTTTTGCAATGCATATTCATATTTTGCTTGACGTTTTGCATCGCACGGTGAGAGGATAGGTGTGCAACTGTGAAATCGAATATCACCTATATGCGTTGTGGCATTTGCACCGACGTCCTTGACGACGACATCGTAACCTTTTCCTGGTTTTGTGTTCTCATTAACCCCAAGTTCCCAAAGAGAACGAGTTTCGAACAATTTTCGTACGGCCCTGTGAAAAGGATGGCCGGTTGAGTTCAGCGCATGCGAAAAATCAAGGTCGAACATATGATTTTTTTCACATAGGATTTTTTGCTGAGCTGGTGTCACAGCGTCGTGAACGTGGATTTTCTTTCTTGCCGATTTAGCTCGAAGCGTTTGATTTATTCTGGCAAGTTCAGATTGGACGAAAAGTTCTTTGTGAGCTTCATTATTGAGGACTTGTGCTGCAAGTTTGTTATTCAAGTCATCTCGCGGAATTTGGTGGAATAAGGCCGAATTTCTGATCAAATCAGAGAGGCCTTCAACATTTGCGATAACATTTATTTCACTGGCCATTGTGACTCTAAGTCAAAAGGTACAATAAAATAA